TCGTCACCTTCCTCCGCGCCTCACCCGAGGCACTGCTCATCGACAACGTTAACGAGAAGGTGACCAGCGGCTTCCTCTGCACCGCGCTGACCGAGCCTGTCGTCTCGGCCCGGCTCCTCGGCGGCAACTCGACCACGATCACCGTCCCCGTACGCTGCGCGTGGGTGATGACGGCGAACAACCCCCGCTTCTCCGACGAGGTCGCCCGCCGTGCGATCCGGGTACGACTCGACCCGCAGATGGAACACCCCGAGGACCGCGCCGGCTTCCGACACGAGCGGCTCGACGCCTGGGCAGCCTCGCACCGCGGCGAACTGGTCGCCGCGTGCCTGACCCTGGTGCAGTCGTGGGTGCTCGCAGGAGCGCCGCAAGGGGCGCCTGAGCGGCCGTTCGGATCCTTCGAGGCATGGCACTCCCTGATGGGCGGGCTACTCGCTCACATCGGCGTGACGGGGCTGCTCGACAACAAGGCCGAGTTCGTCGCCGCGTCGGACGAGGAGAACCACGCATGGGAGTCGCTCGTCGAGGTACTCGGCCACTCCACCGAGACGGACTGGTCGGCCGACGTCATCGCCCAGCTCGTCATCGAGCACGGGATTCCCATCGACCTCGGCACCGGAAACCGTGCCCTGATGATGGGACGGGAGCTGGCACGGCAGCGGGATCGGTGGCACGCCGGCGCCCGATTCGACAAGAAACGAGTGAAGGGGCTGACGCGATGGTACCTCGTACGTCGACCGAACCTGTAGACATTCGTTACCGTTCCGTGACCGTAGGTGGGGGTACAACCCCCACCCGGTGGGGGTACGAAAACGAGCAACCCCCACCCACGTCGTCGCAGGTCAATGCGGCGATTCGCCCGCTAGGTGGGGGTAGGTGGGGGTACATTCTCCATCTACAGGTGCGCGAAGCGCATCCAATGAGCCTTAGGCCGAGGCAAACAACGCCCACAACTGCCACAACCCCCACCCGGCCGTACTGGTCGGTAACCTGAAGGAGAAACCCGTGATCGCAGCCTGGGCACTCGCACCAGAACACACCGTCGCTGTCATCGGCGGCATGCTCGCCGTCGGCATCCTCCTGTGGGGAATCGGTCGGGAGCTGTCCCGCTACGAGGAAGAGCGGAGGAAGCCGTGGTGATCGAGCTGCAGTGGTACATCCTCGGCTGTGTCGCCATGTGGGTGAGCGGCTTCGCCTTCCGATCCGCCTACGACGCATGGCAGCGACGCAAGGTGATCCGCACCCTGCAGGAGTGGCAGCAGTGACCCCGCAGGACGTGGTCGGCACGAGGCCCGACCCCGAGCAGCTACCACGCGGCCCCATCGCCTTGCTCCGGGCGTGTCGCGCAGCGGGAGGATGGTTCGCCTGGGTGACGGAAGGCCGCATCGTGAAGCCCGTGAAGGTCACCGCCGCAGCCGACACCAGCGACGGCCACCCCGTCTACGAGGACCGGCCACACAGGCGCCTACTCGTCAAAGGCAGGCACCCCGATGGTCGGCGCTTCGTCGTCCAGTACCTCGCCGACGCGAAGGGGCACGTCGCCGTCGCCTCCGGCTACATCGGCCTCGCCGGCCACATGCACCCCGCAGGAGTGACCGACGTCAGGGCCTACGTTGACGTACCCTCGAAGCCTGAGACACAGGAGGTGTGACGGGTGACGCTCCCCGCGGTGGCGCAGAAGGTCGACGGCAAAGGCTCGAAGGAGCGGCTGCTCGAGGGCGAGGAGCTGCTGCGCCTGAAGGCGCTCGGCTGGCAAGCCTCCGCCCTCTGCGAGAAGTTCAACGTCTCCCGCGCCACCCTCTACCGACGCCTCGACGACGCCGTGAAGGCACGCCTCGCGCCCACCGTCGACGCCTACCGCGAGGAGCAGAACCGGCTGCTCGACGACCTGATGGGCAAGTGGTCGGCACAGTGCGACGCGGGCGAGGTGCTCGTCGCCCACGGCGCCACGACCGAGGACATGGCCCTGGTGGAGCGTGGCGCGAAGATGCGCGGCGACGCCCTGAACGGCATGCTGCGTGTCTCTGAGCGGCGGGCAAAGCTGAACGGGCTGGACGCCCCGGTGCGCGCCGAGGTGTCGGTGTCGGTGACGACGCCCGTCGACGCGGCGGTCGCGGCGCTGGCTGCCGAGGTCGAGGCGACCGTGTGAACCCGCGTCTCGCTGCCGCGGTGCGTGCCGTCGCCGAGCTGCAGCGCCGCATCCCCGACGCCGAGAAGATCGGCGGGCCCGAGGCGGTGAAGGCGCTGCGCCGCAAGGTCGCCGAGGTCGACCCGCTCCGCTTCGCCCTGCTCTACCTCCCCCACCACCTGAAGGACGCTGACGGCCGCATCACCCTCTCGGTGGTGCATGCCGGCTGGTGCGACGCTGCCCTGGCATGGGGCGAACCGGCTGCACCCGCCGAGGCGCGCGACGCCTACGTCGCACCCCGTGAGATGGGCAAGTCGACGTGGTTCTTCCTGCTCCTCCCGATGTGGGCGGCAGCGGCTGGCAGGGTCGGCTTCGCTGCCGCCTTCGCCAACACGCCGGGGCAGGCCGAGGAGCACCTCGCCACGTTCAAGAAGGAGCTCGACACGAACCCCCGGCTGCGCGAGGACTACCCCGACCTGTGCGCCCCGGCGATCCGGCCCCGCGGCGCCACCGTGGCCGACAACCGGGCCATGCTGCAGACCCGTGCCGGTTTCGTCTTCGCCGCCCGTGGTATCGACTCCGGCAACCTCGGCATGAAGGTGGGAGACAAGCGGCCCGACCTGCTGATCCTCGACGACGTCGAGCCGCATGAGGCGAACTACTCGGCGTATCAGGTGGAGAAGCGGTTGGGCACCGTCCTCGACGTGGTGCTGCCGCTGAACGTGTCAGCGCGGGTGGTGCTGGTCGGCACGGTGACGATGCCGGGCAGCATCGTCCACCAGCTCGTGCAGCACGAGGCGGGCGTCGAGCCGTCGCAGTGGGTGAAGGACGAGCAGTTCCGGGTGCATCACGCGAAGCCGTTCACCGTCGACGACGAGTCTGTGTGGCCGGAGAAGTGGCCGACCACCTACCTCCACGGCATCCGACACACCCGCTCCTTTGCGAAGAACTTCCTCAACGAGCCCGTCGCGACCGACGGGGAGTACTGGCAGCCGGGCACCTACCGTTACGGCACCCTCGACGGCATCACGCGGCAGGTGCTGAGCGTCGACCCGGCTGTCACGACGAAGACGACCAGCGACTTCACGGGCATCGCTGTGGTCGGCTACTCGCCGACGGCTCGGCAGGCCGTGGTGCGGCATGCGTCGCACGTCAAGCTGCGTGGCCCGGCGCTGCGGCAGAAGGTGCTCGACATCCTCGAAGACTTCCCCGAGACGACGCACATCCTGGTGGAGAGCAACCAGGGCGGTGAGACGTGGCTCGACACGTTCCACTCGATGCCCGTCCCGGTGAAGGCGTTGCCGGCTGAGAAGGGCAGCAAGGAGGTGCGGCAGGCGTTGACGCTGAACCACTACCAACGCGGCCGGGTGCTGCACGAGAAGCCGCTGCCGGAGCTTGAGGCGGAGCAGTGTGGCTTCCCGCGGGCGCCGCACGACGACATCGCGGACGCTGTGTCGGCTCCGGTGAATCGGCTGCTGCGGGCGCGGAAGAAGAAGCCGGGTGCGACGGCGCGTTCCGCGTCGTACGCCTGATGGTCGGCGCCTCCGTTACCCTGACCCTGTGACCACCTCGACCGAAGGGCGCGACTTGTGTCTGATGTGACGACCGGCTTCGCCCAGCTCGCCGATGCTGCGCCCGGCTACGAGGAGGCCCACTCCTACTACTCCGGCTCCGTCTCCGAGGTGTTCGGGTCGGCGGCGATGAAGCGCCTGCTGCGCCGGCAGGGCAAGCCGTTCAAGGTCAACGTCATCAAGACGGTGGTCGACTCGGTCGCCGACAGGCTCGACCTTATGGCCGTGACTGTGCCGCAGGATGAGCCGGCGACGAAGCGCCTCGACGAGATCATGGAGTCGAACAACATCGCGTTCGAGGCTGGGCCGACCATGCGCCGCGGTGTCGAGTACGGCGACGCGTTCGTGCTGGTGTGGGAGGGCGCCGAGGACGACGACGACCCGGTCGTGAACTACCACTCGCCGCTGAGCATGCGGATCGTCTACGACCCCGACAACCCGCGGCGGAAGCTGTACGCGATCCAAGCCTGGGAGGAGCGGACGCCGCTCGGTGACACGACACGGTGGCGAGCCAACCTCTGGTATCCCGACCGGGTCGAGCGGTGGCGGACGCAGCCGGGCATGAAGCCGGCCGAGGCTACGGCGTGGGAGCAGGCGCCCGAGTCGGAGGACGACCCGGACTCGTGGGTGAGCGACAACCCGTTCGGGGAGGTGCCCGTTTTCCACTTCCGCAACGTGACGCCGTTCGGCACGCCCCGCCACTACGACGGGTACGGCGCACAGGACGCGGTGAACAAGCTCGTCATCTCGCACATGTCGACGGTCGACTACCACATCTTCCCGCAGCGGTACGCCCTGAGCGACGGCGCGAACGTCGACGACGACTTCGACCTCGACGACGACCCCGAGTTCGACGACACGGCCGAGACTGACCGGGAGTCGGGCAGCCCGAGCAGGGGCATCGCGTCGGGTCCTGGTCAGATGCAATGGTTCGAGAACGTGAAGAGCGTCGGGCAGTTCGAGCCGGCGAAGGCCGAGGCGTTCACCGGCCCCCTGAAGATGTACCTGCAGCTCATGTCGCAGGTGACGAAGACGCCGCTCGACATGCTCGACGAGTCGGGCGACGAGCCGTCCGGGGAGTCGCGGCGCCGGAAGGATGCGCCGCTGACCAGCGCGGTCCGGGACTACTCCACGATGTACGCGGCGACGTGGTCGGAGGTGTTCTCGTTCGCGCTGAAGGTGGCGGGGATGGCGGAGCGGGTCGTGAAGGTGACGTTCGCCCCGGCCGAGGTGGTCAGCGATGCGGAGGGCTGGTCGACGATCAAGGCGAAGATCGAGGCGGGTGTCCCGGTGCGGGTGGCGCTGCTCGAGGCGGGCTATTCCGAGGAGCAGGTCGACGACTGGTATCCGGAGGGTGAGGAGAACACGCTGCGGGTGGTCGACCTCGAGGCCGTCTCGCGTATCCTGCAGCAGCTCGGCGCCGCGGTGGCGCTCGACATCATCAGCGCCGAGGAGGCTCGAGCGCTGCTGCCGGAGGGCATACTGCCGGAGGGCGCACCGATCCCGGCGCCGTCTCCCGAACCACCTTCCGACCAGGGGTAGCCCGTGGCAAGCGACGACCTCGACCGCATCGAGGGTCGGCTGGTCGAGCGTGTCGCCGGCCCGTGGAGCAGGCAGGTCGACGCCTTCCGCAAGGCGACCCTGACTCTGTATCACGCGAGGGGCGGCAGGCTCACGGCGGCGGAGCTGCGGGCGCTGCTGGCGAAGGTCGACCTGCCGGGCGCCCCGAGCAAGGCGCAGGTTCGGCGACTGCTGGTCGAGGCGGCGAAGGTCGGCGACGCCCGGGTGAAGGCGAAGACGACGCCGCACCTCGGCGACCGACCAGCGGCCGCGATAGCCGGGGCGGCGAAGAAGCCGGCCGCAGCGGTGGCCGAGACGCGACGCCGTGCGACAGGGGTCGGCGACGTCGACAACCTCGCCGACCTGCTCGGCGTCCTCGGCCCGCTGGGGCGGAGCGTCGGGGAGATGACGGGCGCGGCGAGCTGGTCGGCGATGACGGCAGCGAATGAGGCGACCGTCTCGGCTGCGGCGCAGGCCGGGGCGAAGCTCGTCTTCGTGCCGGAGCGTGATGCGTGCGTCGAGTGTCAGGGGCGGGGCGGCGACACGGGGAAGGCTGCGGTCGATGACCCGCCACCGATCCACCCCAACTGTCGCTGCGAGCTCGAGGAGTACGTCGACGAGGCGGTGCCTCGTGCGCTGAAGCGGGAGGGTGTGCGGAGCGTGCTGCGCGGCTTCAGCCTTCCGAGCGAGTCGGAGGCGGCGCGGCTGCGTGCGGCGAAGGAGCTGCTGCGGAAGAAGCCTGCTGCGCCGGCCTCGGTGATCGCGTACGCGCAGCGGGCGGTGAGGGCGGGCAAGTTCCCGCGTGGCAAGAATCTCCCTTAGAAACCTCTTGACTTCCACTCGAAAGTGACTCATACTAGAGACATGAAGACGAAGCCCGCCACTCCCGCAGACGTTGACTCCCTCGACCTCCTCGCCGCTCCGGCCTCCATCAAGGTTGCCGCCTCGAAGCTGAGGGAGTGCATGGTGCTCCTCGACCCGGAGCTCGGCACCCCGCTCTACTGGATCGACCACCG